GTAGTGCCAGCCTGACTGACGAGGCCTGATAGGCCGAAACGCCCGAGAGGGCGTCTCAGGATCAACCACCACAGGAGAGCACCATGCAGACGCCAATTCAAGAAAATGACAAGGTCACCCTCAGCCGCAAGGAAACCTACAACCACAACACGACCGCCAGCGTCACATGGGTCGTGACATGCAAGGCCACGGGGCTGATAGTGCGGGAGACCAAGACCCGCAAGGAGGCTTTGATCTGGTTCGATATGTACAGCGCATAAGGAGACACAACATGGCAGCATCACCACGTTTCAAAATTTACGATTCCGACGGCATCTACCAAGCGGCCTGCCATGAACCGGAGGCGGCGGCATGCTTGGTCGCGTTCTACGGACTCGGGGCCACCATTCGTTACGGTCATCAGAAGAAGTTGTGGGTCGAGGGGGTGGACGGCTACGCCGAAGAATCCTTCGACGACGTGGCGCAGGTCGTCATCGAGAGGGCCGGCGGCTAAAAAGCACCCACGAAAAACCAGATAAATGTCACCCACCACAAGAGGAGATTCAAGATGGCAGAAGAACATGACGGCTGGCCCAACAGGGCCACGTGGCTGGTCTACCACACGCTCTTTCGCGACGCCGAGACCAACTGGTCACAGTGGAACGCCGACGTGGCGCGCGAGTACGCCGAGAACTACGTCCGGCAGACGGCCGAGGACGAGGACCTCGAGAAGTTCTTCGCCCAGTTCGTGGTCGAATCATCGCTCGACTACTTCGACAATGTAAACTGGCGCGTGATCGCGAAGGTATGCAATTACCGCGACTAGCCTGACTGACGAGGCCTCAGAGGCCGAAACGCCCGAGGGGGCGTCTCAGGATGAACAAGACAATTACCACCACACACAGGAGCACCAAAAATGAAGCGAGTAAGACTCGGCGGCATCTACCAGTTCAAGCCGGTCCTGTTTGACCTCTGCCGGCCCAACACCGCCGGCCTGCCCGACGGCATGCGGCTGCGGGTCATCCAGCCGCACGGCACACCCAAAAACGGGACCATGGGCATGTGCTACACCGAGACCCTCTCCGGCGAATTCGTCGGGCTGGTCTGCGTCAACTCCCTCGACCGACTGTAAAGGACCGACATGAAGAACTTCGTCGCCGCCAACCCCCGCGACCTGCCGACCGAGCGGAACGACTGCGCCGTGCGCGCCGTCTCCCTCGCGCTCAACGTGCCCTACCAGCGCGCCCACGAGGCGCTCGAGCGCAGGGGCCGCAAGTTCGGAAGGAGCACCTGCGTCGCGTTAATCTCGGGCGCGCTGACCGACCTCAGGGGCATGCTCGTCGAACTGACGCCCACGCCTCGCCGCGAGCGGCCCACCTTCGCCCAGTTCGCCCGCGAGAACCCCAAGGGCCGCTGGGTCATCATCAGGTCCGGCCACGCCGTGGCGCTCATCGACGGCGTGTACCACGACAGCGACCCCTCCCTGTGCGGGGCGCGGTGCCGCGTGCGCATGTTCGCCAAGGTCGGCTAGAGGCACCCACGAAAAACCAGTGACGTACCAACCAACGAGGAGAACCAGATGGAAACGATCAACGTCGAGATATACCCAGGCCGCGAGGTGACGGCCTACACGCCCGAGTGCCTGCCCGAACTGAGGCGCCTTGGCAAGGAGGCCGAGGACCGCTGGGCCGAGGACTGGCGTGACCAAGGCGCCGTCGACCTCGGCACCTGCTGCATCGGCAAGGGCCTGCGGGTCTACGTCGCCAATGCCGGCGACAAGCGCCCGCGCGAGGTCACCATCGCCCGCGGCGACTTCGTGCAGGGCAACGTGGCGGCCTACCAGACCCACCACGTCGCGCTGCAGTACCTCGCCGAGATGGGCGTGGAGGCCGAGTACTACGACGGCCGGATGGACTAGCCACGGGCACTTGCGCCGGCCCCAGACAGGCGCTACAATGTACCCAACACAAACCAGAAAGGAACCACCATGGACACCACCAATTCACACGAACTCGCACAGCGCGTCGAGGCCAGCACCGGCATCATCACCGTCACCTTCGTCAAGAAGAACGGCGAGGTCCGCAAGATGAACTGCCGCATGGGCGTCACCAAGCACCTCAAGGGCGGCGTCAGCACCCTCGACCCCCTGCAGTACATCACGGTCTTTGACATGGCCAAGGGCGAGTACCGCGCCATCAACCGCGGCACCATCATCGACGTGAAGGGCGCGTGATGAAGGTCCGGCAGGAGAACCCCCACCGACTCATCGCCAACCAGGTCTCCCGGCTGGTGCACTACAGCACCCGCATGGCCCTCTCCAAGGCCCGCGGGGACCAGGAGGACGAGATGTACTACGTCGCCCTGGTGCTGGGCTGCCGGGACCGCCTCAAGGCCCTCGGCGTCGACCTGGACGAGGCGGAGGCCTCAGAATGAGGGGCCGGCCGGGGCAGTTACTATTCATCGTCTACGTGCTGGCGCTCTGCGCCGCGTGCGTGCTCATCATAATCAACAAGATCACCTAGGAGAACGAAATGCCAAGGAAGACCATCTTCATCGACCGCGACCCCGACATGCCCACCACGCTGATAGGCTGGGCCTGCACCCTGCTGCTGATTGCGCTGGCGGTGTTCGGGCCCATGCTCCTCTCCGCGCTCTTTTACTAGGGGCCGGCGATGACCAACCCGGACACACTCAATGGCCGCCGCTGAGGGCGGCGCGCTGGGCGGGCTCCTGCGGTCCCTGCACCGCCTCGAGCCCCTCAGCCACGAGGAGGAGGCCCGGCTCGCCGAACTTGTGCAGGCCGGGGACCAGGCCGCCCTCGACCGGCTCGTGCGCCACAACATGCGCTTCGTGGTCTCCGTGCTGAAGGAGACCCCGGCCTGGCGCTACGGCCCCGTGCCGCTGGAGGACCTGGTGGGCATCGGAAACGAGGCCCTGCTCAGGGCGGCCAGGCGCTGGGTGCCAAAGAACGGCGCCCGGCTGGCCACCTACGCCAAGCCCTTCATCCTGAGGGGCCTTCAGCGGTCCCTCGACAACGAGTGGTCCATGATCCGCGTGCCCGTCAACGTGGCCGAGGAACTGAGGCGGCTGCGCTACGCCGACAGGGCCCTCCAGCAGGCCGCCGGCCGCGAGCCGACCCCCGAGGAGGTATCCAGGGCCACGGGCCTCACCAGGGCCCGCATAGCCCGCCTGAGGCCCCTCCTGACGCGTGACCCCATCTCCCTGGACGCGCTGGACCAGGACAAACTAGGCGAGGAGGCAGACGAATGAGCGACAAGTACATCAGGGCCGAGGTGCACGAGGGCGGGGACCTGCTCCGGGTGGTGGTCACGGAGGCCGGCACCGGCCGGCACCTGGCCGACTTCGAGTGGGACCCGACGGAGCCCCAGACGCCGGAGAACCGGCGCAACTTTCGCCGCTGGGTGGAGGAGTGGATCAAGTCGGGGAGGCTGGACCGGCCATGACCTGCGTTAGGGTTGCAAGGGTTGCAAGGGTTAAAACACACCTCACCCTCCCTACCTCTCTTTTCTTTTTTTTAAAAATAATAAGTAAAGAGGTTTAGACCCTTGCAACCCTTGCAACCCTTGCACATCTTAATACCTGGAAAAAATAAATTCAAGAAAATCAAGCACATGCAAAAAGCAAAAATTTTCAAAAATCCAAAAATCAACGACGCCGCAACCCTTGCAACCCTTGCAACCCTTGCACATCTTAATACCTGGAGCCCCAAATGAGCAAGCCATGCACCCTTTTGGTGCGTTTTGAGGGCATCCCGATGCTCCTGAAGCAGACCCCGAGGTGGGTGCTCTGGCGCCTCGTCGAGGTGGGCGACCCGGAGAACCGCCGCTGGTCCAAGATGCCGCTGCAGGCATCCGGCCAGGCCGCCTCATCGACCAGGCCCGACACATGGACCGACTTCCTGTCGGCCCAGGCCGCCTACGAGACCGGACGCTTCGACGGCGTGGGCTTCGTCTTCGACGGCTCGGACGGCCTCGTCGGGGTGGACCTGGACGACTGCTACGACCCCGACCTGGGCGCCTTCACAAATGCTGCGCTGCAGCATATTGCCGAGACGGTGCCCGGCCACCTCGAGGTCAGCCCGAGCGGCACCGGCGTCAAGATATTCACGCTGGCCCGCCTGGAGTCGGCCCACGTCGACCACGACAGGGGGCTGGAGATCTACCCGAGGGGGCGCTACTTCACGGTGACGGGGCACCACCTGGGCGGCACCATACCCGCGGAGCCGCAGGACCTCTCGCACCTGGTGCCGGCCCGCACGGTGGCGGCCTCCGGCGACGACTTCGCGGACTACAGCCCGCCCTTGGAGGGCTACGACCTGGCCAGGGTGGAGTCGGAGGTGCTGCCGCACCTGGACCCGGACTGCGGCTACACCGACTGGCTGACCGTGGGCATGGCCCTGCACCACCAGTTCGGCGGCGACGTGGAGGCCTGCGAGGCCTGGGACCGCTGGAGCGCCGGCGACGGCAGCGTGCCGGGCTACAGCCCCGGCGCCTGCGACCGCAAGTGGCAGAGTTTTACCCGCGGAGGCGGCGCCACGCTGCGGTCCCTGCTGTTCAGGGCCCGCCAGGGCGCCCTCAGGGCGGCCATCGACGCCGGCCAGATGGTGCTGGACCAGGCCCCCATGACGCACGCCCGGCGCTACCTGGAGGCCTGCCACACGGGCGAGGAGGGCACGACGCTGGTGCACTACGCCAACGACTTCTTCGAGCACCGCGGCACGCACTACGAGATGGTCGAGGAGGGCACCGTGCGGTCCAGGGTGTACCGGTTCCTTGACAGGTGCCACCGTCAGGACCGCAAGGGCAACGTGGTGCCCTTCGACCCCAACCCGGCCGCGGTGACGGCCGCCATGGACGCCACCAAGGCGCTGGTGCATCTGGAGAACCGGCCCAACACGCGGCCGCCGGTCTGGCTGGAGGGCTACCAACGCGGTCGGCCCGACGCCTCACGGCTCATCAGCCTGCAGAACGGGCTGTTCCACATCGACGAGCGGGTGCTGCTGCCGCACAGCCTGGGCTTCTTCACGCAGAACAGCCTGCCCTTCCCGTACGACCCGGCGGCGGACTGCCCGGGCTGGCGGGACTTTTTGTCGCAGATCTGGCCGGACGACCAGGGCTCCATCGACTGCCTGCAGGAGATCTTCGGCTACATCCTCTCGGGCGACACCCGGCAGCAGAAGTTCTTTAACATCATCGGGCCGCGCCGCTCGGGCAAGGGCACCATCAACAAGGTGCTGGTGGCGCTGCTGGGGCAGCACAACACGGTCGCCCCCGAGCTGGCCGAGCTGACCGACACCTTCGGGCTGCAGCCCTGGCTGGGCAAGCTGCTGGCGAGCTTCACGGACGCCCGCGCCCCGGAGAGGAACCGCAACGCCGTGGTGTCGCAGCTGCTGCGCATCGTCGGCGGCGACACGGTCACCGTGAACCGCAAGAACCGCGACGCCTGGAACGGCTACCTGCCCACCCGCATCGTGGTCTACTCGAACGAGCTGCTGCAGGTCACGGAGAACAGCAACGCGCTAACTGGCCGCATGATCGTGCTTCGCATGACAAAATCGTTCTACGGCAGGGAGGACACGGAGCTCTCCGGCCGCCTGATGACGGAGCTCAGCGGCGTGTTTAACTGGGGCATGGAGGGACTGAGCCGCAGGCTGGCACGCGGCGGGCACTTCCTGCAGCCGGCCTCGGGCGTGGAGCTCGTGCGGGCCATGGAGGAGATGTCCAACCCGGTGGGCAGCTTCTTCGAGGACGTGGCGGTGCTGGACCAGTCCGAGCACGTGACCAAGGAGGACATGTTCGCCGTTTACCGGCGCTGGTGCCACAGCAAGAACCTGCACGCCGGCACCGAGCAGAGCTTCAAGAAGCGCTTCATGGCGGCCACGCAGGACCTGCCCATCGAGAGCACCTCCCGGCAGGTCGGCGCCCGCAGGCGCCAGGTCTACGCCGGCGTCAGGCTCACGGACAGGGCCCGGGCCTACCTGGACAGCATCGCCGGCATGGGGGAGGAGCCATTTTGATCACGGGGCTCGGGGTGGACGTGCTAACGCTATCAGCGGTGCGGGACAGCCTGCGCCGCGTCGGTGAGGCCCTGCCCAGGCAGGTGCTCGGCGAGCAGGAGATGCAGGTGTTCCTGGACCTGCGCGACACCGCGGGGGAGGACCTGGCCGCGGCCTACCTGGCCCGGCGCATCTGCGCCAAGGAGAGCTACTTCAAGGCCAGCGGCTCCCGGCTCGGCTGGCGCCAGGTGCAGGTCCTGAACGACGAGCGGGGGAGGCCCTACATCGAGGGCGCGGCGGGCTGCCTGGTGTCGATAAGCGACCACGGCGACGTCGTGACCAGCGCCGTGGTGCTGCAGTCCGCTTGATGGTCGGGACGAACGAGGGTACAATCGAGGCAAACCTAAAGATAGGGGAAGGGCAATGAGGGATGAACGCAAGGACGAGGACGACGACGAGGAGTTCTGGGGCTCCCTCCGAAGGGCTTCACGAAAGTGGCCTTACGGTGGCGAGGTGGGAGAGCCCATGGAAGACGGAGCGGGAGCGGGAGAAGGTGGCGGCCTACTTCAAAAAGAAGTGGGCGGAGGAGACACTGAATTTACCGCCGGCCTTGATGTGAAGCTCAAGGAGGAGCACCCGGACGGGAGCGCAACCTTCGCGGTCACCGCCGACGAGGCGACCATGTCGCGCATCTTCGAGGCGTTCTTCGTGCAGGCCCTGATCGCCGGCCTGGAGGCCACGCGCCGGCGCAACGACGACTACGTGCGCGAGGCGCGCCGTCGTGCGCCCTGGGTCGGGCTGACGGAGGCGGACATCTACGAGGCCATGGACGACGAGGACCACTTCGACTTCGCCAGGGCTATCGAGGCAAAACTAAAGGAGAGGAACACATGAGGGACGAAGACATTTTTGAATTAGCCGAGACGCATGGTTGGCAGGACGACTTTGGCCGCTGGAATTTTAAGGACGACGGGCTTATTGCGTTCGTGCTGAGCGTTCAGCGGGCAGAGAAGCGGGGGCCTGAGGAGGGGAGGGACAACACAAATGGGGGATAAAAATGATCGGAGAGATTCTGTGCGCAATATGGCCGCTGCTGCAGGTGGCCCCGGTGGTAATCCTGGCGCTCCTTCTGGCGCACAGGTTCCGGCGGTAGAGTCGCCCTGCCAGGGCGTATGCGTGGTCGGCTTCCTGGACCAGCGCTGCCACGGCTGCGGCCGGACCATCGAGCAGATACAGAACTGGCTGTCCTACTCGGAGCAGCAACGAAAGACAATCATGCAAACAATCAAGGAGAGAAGCGGTGGCAGGTAAAAAATGGGGCTACTACCACGTGGACTGCGGGCACTTCCCGGTCCAGATCAAGCTGTGCTTCTCGAACGACACGTTCCAGAAGATACTGCAGGACCACGGCATCAACGTGAGGGCCACCGCGCTGGACTACGGCGTGGCGGAGACGCACTACCTCAGCGACGGCAAGGAGGGCATCATCGTCATGGTGTTCGACATGGACGACCTCGACGTCATGGGCCCGGAGTACCTGGCCGGCACCATCGCCCACGAGGCGACGCACTGCGTCACGCGGGTGTTTGAGCACATCGGGGAGGACAAGGTCGACATCGGCGACGAGTCCCGGGCCTACCTGGTGGAGCACATCGTACGGCAGCTCACGCGCGGCGTGGAGATGCACAGGGAGAAGCTAATTGGAAAGAGACATCGAAAGGTACCTCGCGTTGAGGGTGGCGCGGGCGGGCGGGATGTGCCTGAAGTGGACGAGCACGGTGACGGGGGTGCCGGACCGAATAGTGCTCCTGAGGAGTAGGGTCATATTCGTCGAACTTAAGACGCCCACCGGGCGGCTGTCCCCGAGGCAGCGCCTGGTGTTCTCGCAGATGTCCGAGCTGGGGCACCCCGTGCTCGTGATACGAACCAAGGAGCAGGTAGATGGGCTTATCAGATGCGCAGAGGAGCATGGCCAGGCGGTCGACGAAGGACGGACACCTCCGCAAGCTGCTCACGCTCGCAAAGAGCCGGGCCAAGAAGCGGGGGCTCCCCTTCGACCTGGACATCGAGCACCTACACCAGATCGCCACCGACCGCTGCCCGGTCTTCGGCACGCCCTTCGAGTGGGGCCGGGTTGGCCAGGGAAGGTCGTCCGACATGCCGTCCCTGGACCGCGTGGTGCCAGAGCTTGGGTACATAAGGTGCAACGTGTCGTTCATATCGACACTCGCGAACAGGATCAAGCAGAACATAACCGAGCGCGAGCTCTACAAGGTGGCCGACTGGCTGCACGACAAACGAAAGGAGGTGCTACGTGCTATTGAGGGAAAACCTTCACCCATACCAGAGGCGCCTGATCGAGCAGGCCGCGACGACGGGCAGCGTGGGCCTGCTGATGGAGCCGGGCCTGGGCAAGACAATAACGTGCCTCACCATTATCCGGGATCACTGCCCGGGACGGAGTTTGATCGTCGCCCCTAAGCGCGTGGCCGAGACCGTGTGGGCCCAGGAGTGCGAGAAGTGGGAGCACCTGGCCGGCATGCGCGTGGCCAAGGTGATGGGGCCGCGCCGTGAGCGCTACATGGCGCTAAACTCCGACGCCGACGTCTACGTCATCAACGTGGAGAACCTCACGTGGCTGGTGGACAGCTGGGTGCCGGGGCTCTTCCAGAACCTCGTCGTCGACGAGAGCAGCCGCTTCAAGGACCCCTCCACGAAGCGCTTCAAGGCGCTGCGCCGGGTTCTGCCCACATTCCGGCGAAAGTTCATCCTGACCGGCACCCCGACCCCGCAGGGCCTCGGGGACCTCTGGTCCCAGGTGTTCATACTGGACGGCGGGGAGCGGCTCGGCAAGGGCGTCACCAGCTTCAGGGACAACTACATGCTGCCGGGGGACCGCAGCCGCCGCAACGGCGTCGTGTATAACTGGAAGCCGCGCCCCGGCGCCGCCGCCGCGATTCTGAACAAAATATCCGACGTGTGCTTCAGCTTGAGGGCCGAGGACTACCTGCAGCTGCCGACCCGCTCCGTGGTGAACCACGCGGTGCCGCTCGACGACGACGCGGCCGCCAAGTACAAGGAGCTCAAGAAGCACCTCGTCACCAACGTGCACGGCACCGACATCACCGCCGTGAGCGCCGCCGCGCTGGTCAACAAGCTGATGCAGCTGACCTCCGGGGTCATGTACGACCTGGAGGGCGCCGAGGTGGAGGTCCACGGCGGCAAGCTGGACTCGCTCGAGTCGATCGTGGAGCAGAGCTCCGGCCCCGTGCTGGTGTTCTACAACTACCGCAGCGCCCTGCGCCGCATACTGGCCAGGTTCCCCCAGGCCAGGGAGATGGACACGGGCACCATCGAGGCCTGGCGCAGGGGCGAGGTGCCGGTCATGGTGGCGCACCCCCAGTCCGGCGGCATCGGCGTGAACCTGCAGTGCAACGCCGGGGAGATGGCCCACGTGGTCTGGTACGACATCCCGTGGAGCTCGGAGAGCTACGTGCAGGCCAACGCCCGGGTCCACCGGCAGGGCCAGACCAAGCCCGTCACCATCCACCACCTGCTCGCCACCAAGACAATCGACGAGCAGGCCCTGATGGTGCTGGAGGGAAAAATAAATTTGCAGGACGCGGTCTTGAGCGCCCTGGACTTTGTATAAGTTGATACAGGATGACAACAATCGTACACAAAGTTAACGCGGCGGCGCCCAGGCTGTCCGACGAGGAGCCCGACCTGATGGAGCAGGAGGACCTCGACGGGCTGTCCAGCGCCAACTTCGAGGGCTGGCTGCCCTGGACGGGGGACGACATCGTCGACATACGGCGCATCGTCCAGGAGAGGCTCGAGCCCAGGCAGCGCGAGATCGTGGAGGCCTTCCTGACCGGCAGGACGGCCGAGGAGGTCGGCGTCACGGAGAAGTACTGGCGCTACCACCTCAAACGTGCCGTGGAGTTCATTAAAAAGGAGATGGGCGTATGAGCCCCAGGATCATCGTGCTGACCGGCAGGGCCCGGTCGGGTAAGTCGACGGTCTCGCAGTACCTGCGGGACACGCACGGCTACACCTGCGTCAAGTTCGCGCAGGTGCTCAAGGACATGCTGCTGACGCTCGGCCTAACCGCCGAGCACATCGAGGGGCCACTTAAGGAGATGCCCTGCGGGCTGCTGGGCGGCAAGACGCCGCGGTTCGCCATGCAGACCCTTGGCACCGAGTGGGGCCGGGACATCATCAGCCCGGACCTCTGGGTGAACAGCTGGCGCGCCAGCGTGCAGCGGCTGCTCGACGGCGGCCGTAACGTCGTGACGGACGACTGCCGCTTCGACAACGAGCTGGACGCGGCGCTGTCGCTCGGCGCCGTGGTGGTGCGGGTGGTCCGGCCGGACCCGCTCCAGCAGATCCAGGGCACGCACCCCAGCGAGTTCGTGCCCGAGTACTTCGACGCCCAGGTGAACAACACGGGCGCCGTGCAGGACCTTCACGACCAGATCGAACAACTTATCAAGGAGAGCTAGATGGAAGAGAACAGAATCAAGTTGGAGATGACCCTGCCGGAGATCAACGCGCTGCTCAGCGTGCTCGGGCAGGCCCCCTTCGTGTCGTCCTACCAGCTGGTGTCGCTGATCCAGGACCAGGCCGCCCCGCAGGTTCTGGAGATGGCCGCCAACGAGGAGTCGCAAGGTGAAGCCGACGCTAATTAGCCAGCTCATGACGCGCGCCGGCGTCAGCAACAAGGAGAACGTCGAGAAGGCCCGCCACGAGCTGGCCGGGGCCATCACCAGGGTCGTCATCAACGAGGCCCTGGCGGAGGCCAAGGCACGCGCGAGGGCCCGTGACGAGGGCGGAAAGCCCAAGGATCCTGCATAAGTGTAGATAGAGGGGCCGGACTGGACTCGACGCGGGCCAGGGCGCGGAGCGCAACCCCGCGGACCTCGGTTCGACACCGAGCGGCTCCACCACACAACCAGGAGACAGCATGGAAGACTTCAAGCGCATGCCCAAGATGGCGGCGGGAGGCTCGGCCAGGCCCGGCCTTTACGCAAATATTCACGCAAAGCAGGAGCGCATCAAGAAGGGCTCCGGCGAGAAAATGCGAAAGCCTGGCAGCCCCGGCGCCCCCACGGCGGAGGCGTTCAAGGAATCGGCCAAGACCGCCAAAAAATAATGAGCAGAATCAAGTACGTATACAAGCCGGAGATGTGCGACAAGCTCATCGAGATGGGCAAGCTCGGCTTCAGCCAGAAGATGATGTGGTCCGAGATCGGCATCACCAAGGGCGTGGCCGACGCCTGGGCCAAGAAGTACCCGGACTTCGCGGAGGCCCTGGCGCTCTCGCTCGTCCACAGCCAGGCGAAGTGGGAGCGCGACATCATTGAGAACGTGAACAACAAGGGCTTCAACTCCCGCATCGTCGAGATAGCCCTCAGGGGCCAGTTCCCGCAGGACTACAAGGAGACCCGCGAGCAGAAGATCGACCTCAAGGCCGACGTGGTGGTGGACTTCACCGGCGCCGTGAACGACCTGATCAAGAAGCTCAAGGACGCCCAAGAGTAAATCAACCACTTAGGCTCACAACAAAAAGGCACCCACTGGGTGCCTTTTTTGCATTAGTGGTTATACGACCTCAACGACTTGACCGACTAAAAAGGAAGCCAGCATGACAGCACACGCCATACTATCCGCCTCAGCGTCCAAGAGATGGCTGACCTGCACGCCGAGCGCCAGGCTCGAGCAGACGCTTCCAGAGATCAAGCGCGCCCCCGGCGAGTTCGACTTCTCCGCGGAGGGCACCGAGGCCCACACCCTGGCCGAGATCAAGCTACGCCTGCAGTTCAACCAGATCAGCCCCGAGGAGTATGAGAATGCTTATCAATCAATCAAGGCGGGCCCGTACCACTCCGAGGAGTTCGAGTCGCACGTCGACAGCTACGTTCTCTACGTACGCTCCCAGATTGGCGATGGGGACACTCCGCTGTTTGAGCAGCGCGTGGACTTCAGCGACTACATACCTGACGGCTTTGGTACTGCTGATGTCGTCATACTTTCCAAGCACAAGATACGCGTCATCGACCTTAAGTTTGGGCGCGGACTGCCGGTGGAGGCGAAGGATAACCCGCAGCTACGCCTGTACGCTCTTGGCGCCTACTGCAAGTTCAAGGAGGACTACCCGGAGCTCAAGGAGGTTGAGTACACGATCCACCAGCCCCGGCTCGACAGCATAACGACCGACGGCACCACCGTGGCCAGGCTGCTGGACTGGGCCGCCTACTTCGTGAGGACCAAGGCCAAGAAGGCCTGGGCGGGCTCGGGGGAGTTCGTGCCGGGGGACACTGCCAGTTCTGCCGCGCCAAGCACGCCTGCCGCGCGAGGTCGGACTTCGTCAACGAGCTCTCGGCGCTGGAGTTCAGGCCGGCCGCGCTGCTCGGCGACGACGAGATCGAGGAGCTGCTAAGTAAGGCATCCCACCTGCGGACCTACGTAAACGACCTGGAGCACTACCTCACGGAGCGCGCCATCAAGCAGAGCATCGTCCCCCGGGGCTACAAGCTCGCGCCGGCCAAGACGCACCGCCGCATCGCCGACGCGGGCCTGGCCGCCGCCGTGCTGGTGGAGAAGGGCTTCAAGGAGGAGGACATCTACGAGCCGCGGTCGCTGCGGTCCGTGGCGCAGCTCGAGAAGTTGTCGCAGAGGGGCCACGTCGCCTCGCTGCTGGGCGGGCTCATCGTGCGGCCGGAGGGCGCCATGCGCCTGGTCAGGGACACCAACAACGCGGAGGAGGACTTTAAGAATGAGTAAGCGAGAGGCCGTCAAGGAGCAGTACTGGGGCAGCGACCTAACCTTCCTGGAGCCAGAGGAATTCGACGAGGCCATCGTGGGCGTGGCCTACCGGATCAACACGCTGGCCGTGTGCTACAGCGTCGAGAAGATCCTGGAGCTGCTGCAGGCGGGCGAGGAGGGCATGGGCCCGGACGAGGCCAGGGAGTTCTTCGACTTCAACATCTGCGGCTCCTACGTGGGCGACAGCAGCCCGCTCTTCCTCGAGGCGGACTTCCTATGAGCGCCTGGCTCATAGGCCTCGTGGGCCTCATCTACCTATTCTGCTCCGTGGAGTTCTTCGTAAAGGGCAACAACGGCATGGGCATGGCCTTCCTGGGCTACGCGATCGGCAACCTCGGCCTGCTCATGGTGACGCGTTGAGGGTCGAGGACCACGGCCACATCTTCGAGGTGCCGGAGTCACTTATCGAGAGCTTCAGGCTGGAGTTCATGAACGAGGACCACGACTACATCAGCCTCATCCGCGACTCGACCTGGATGATCAAGCAGACCGTGGCCGTCATGCCGAGACTACTTGACGACGAGGAGATAGTTGGTGATATAATCAAGGCTCACGCGATGAGGGAGGCACTGTCCCGAATTGGGAAGCTCTACGACGCGTGAGTTTGTATTAGTTGTGCACGGGACTGAGCCGCCCCGAATTGTCGGCTCTTACGCTAAAAAGGAAAGCCAAGATGGCAAACGCAATCAAGTTAGTAACCGGCAAGGTACGCTTCTCATACGCAAACGTCTTCACCCCGAAGGCGCCCGTCGAGGGCGGCACCCCCAAGTACTCCGTCTCAATCATCATCCCCAAGTCCGACACCGAGACCGTCGAGCGCATCAAGGCCGCGGTTGAGAAGTGCAAGGAGGAGAACAAGTCGATCTGGGGCGGCAGCATCCCCAAGGGCCTCAAGGGCGGCCTGCGCGACGGTGACACCGAGAAGGACGACCCCGCCTACGCAAACTCCTACTTCATCAACGCAAACTCAACCCAGAAGCCCGGCCTGGTGGACGCAGACCGCCAGCCGATCATTGACGCCGACGAGTTCTACTCGGGCTGCTACGGCCGCGCGTCGATCAGCTTCTTCGCCTACAACACCCAGGGCTCCAAGGGCGTTGGTTGCGGCCTGAACCACCTCCAGAAGACCGACGATGGCGAGCGCCTCGGCGGCGTCAGCACCGCCGCGGCTGACTTCGCGATCTAGTAGTTCCAGCAGCACCCGCCCCAGGGCACCGGGGCGGGTCCATCAACCACCACACGAAAATCCCCACTAATGGATCAATACCAACAATACATTGGAATGAGCCGCTACGCCCGGTTCATGGACGACAAGGGCCGCCGCGAGAGCTGGCCCGAAACAGTCGAGCGCTTCGTCGACTACATCTTCACCCGCACTGAGGCCATCAAGGACGACCAGTCGCTGCGCCAGCGCATCCGCGACGCGATCGTCAGGCTGGAGGTGATGCCCTCCATGCGCGCCGTCATGACGGCCGGCAAGAGCGCCGACCGCGACAACACCTGCATCTACAACTGCTCCTACCTGCCGGTCGACGACCCCAAGTCATTCGACGAGGCGATGTACATTTTGATGTGCGGCACCGGCGTCGGCTTCTCGGTGGAGAGCCGCTACGTGTCGCAGCTCCCCGAGGTGCCCGAGCAGCTCTTTGAGAGCGAGCACGTCATCGCCGTCCACGACTCCAAGGAGGGCTGGGCGAAGTCCTTCCGGCTCCTCATCGCGCACCTCTACGCGGGCGAGATTCCCCGCTGGGACGTGAGCAAGGTCAGGCCCGCCGGCGCCAGGCTCAAGACGTTCGGAGGCCGCGCCTCCGGCCCCGGCCCCCTCGTCGACCTGTTCGCCTTCACCGTGAACACCTTCAGGCACGCCAAGGGCCGCAAGCTCAACACGCTGGAGTGCCACGACATCATGTGCAAGGTGGGCGAGGTGGTGGTCGTGGGCGGCGTGCGCCGCTCGGCCATGATCTCCCTGTCCGACCTGGACGACGAGCGCATCCGCCACGCCAAGGCCGGGCCCTGGTGGGAGACCGCGCCGCACCGCGCCCTGGCGAACAACAGCGCCGTGTACAACGAGACGCCCACCGTGGGCAAGTTCATGGAGGAGTGGCTCTCGCTCTACAACTCGCACAGCGGCGAGCGTGGCATATTTAACCGGGAGGCGGCCCGCGCCGTGATCACGAAGCACGGGCACCGCGACCCAAACCACGAGTTCGGCACCAACCCGTGCTCGGAGATTATCCTGCGCCCCTACCAGTTCTGCAACCTGACCGAGGTGGTGGTGCGCCACGACGACACGCTGGAGACGCTCAAGGACAAGGTCGAGCTGGCCACGATCCTCGGGACCATCCAGTCCACCTTCACGAAGTTTACCTACCTGCGCAAGGTCTGGCAGAGGAACACGGAGGAGGAGCGCCTGCTGGGCGTGTCGCTTACCGGCATCTACGACAACCTGGAGATGTGCACAAATGGAAAAGATCTCGAGTCTACGCTTAGTGCACTCCGTGAGCACTCCCGCGCTGTCAACAAGAAGTGGGCTGAGAATCTCGGAGTCGCTGAGAGCGCGGCTATTACATGTGTTAAGCCATCAGGAACAGTATCGCAACTCGTTAATTCTGCTTCTGGAATACATCCAAGACACTCCAGATATTACATCAGACGAGTTAGGGGTGATAAAAAAGATCCTCTCACCAGCTTCCTTGTGTCCCAAGGAGTTCCTGCCGAAGACTGCGTCTACAAGCCGGAGCAGACCACCGTCTTCAGCTTCGCCCAAAAGGCCCCCGCGGGGCTCGTCCGAGATGACGTCAGCCCCATCTCCCACCTCGAGCTCTGGCTCGCCTACCAGCGAGGATGGTGCGAGCACAAGCCCTCCGTCACCATCTCGGTAGCGGAGAAGGACTGGCCCGCCGTCGGGGCCTGGGTGTGGGAGCACTTCGACGAGATGAGCGGCGTGAGCTTCCTGCCGTACGACGGCGGCACCTACCGCCAGGCGCCCTACGAGGAGTGCACCGAGGAGAAGTACGAGGAGCTCAGGGCGAAGACGCCGACGATTGACTGGTCCCAGTTCCTCGAGAGCACGGACAACGTGGAGGGGGCCCAGACGCTTGCTTGCGTCGCCGGGGCCTGCGAGATATGATGGAGAGCCCGTGGAAGTGCCCTCCCCTGAACCTCTGGAACTGGAACCTTGCGTGGAGGTGGAGGACCCCCTAGTTTTTCTGTAGTGTGGTGTAGTGTGTGGTGACCTGCTTGGGGGGAGGCCAGTACGGCTCCCCACTTTTTGGCCGATGCGTCGGCCCCGCCCTAGGAGCAAAGCATGATCGTTAGCATCGACTTCGAGACGAGGAGCCTCCTCGACCTCCCACGCGTGGGCCTGGACCGCTACGCCCGCGACCCCAGCACCGAGGTCATCTGCATGGCCTACTCGCTGGACAACGCCGAGCCGCAGCTGTGGCTGCCCGGCCAGCCCCTGCCCAAGTTTCTATCGAGCGGCACGGACCTAATCTGCGCATGGAACGCCGCCTTCGAGGTGAACATAATCCGGCACGTGCTCGGCCTCGATGCGCGCTGGGAGAACTTCCTCGACACCATGGCCGTGGCCGCCGCCAACAACGTGCCGCAGTCCCTCGAGGAGGCCGCCATATTCCTGGGGCTCTCCCAGCAGAAGGACCCCGTGGGTCGCCGACTCATTCAGAAGCTGTCCAAGCCAAACGCGAGGGGCCAGTTCAACATGGACCCCGAGCTGCTCGCGCAGATGTACGAGTACTGCCGCCAGGACGTGCGGGCCGAAATGGCCGTCGCGGCCAGGCTGCGCACCCTGCAGACGAACGAGAGGGCGCTGTGGGCCCTCACGCAGCGCATCAACGACCGCGGCGTGCCCGTCAGGCCCGAGGAGCTGCAGAACGCCATACGAACCGCCGGGGCGAACCGGGAAAAGATCTCCGAGGAGATGCGCTCCATCACCGGCGGCGCCGGCCCGAGCCAGCCCGGCAAGATACTGGAGTGGCTGAGGGGCCAGGGCGTCGAGGCCGCCGACCTACGCGCGCAGACCGTGGAGGAGATGCTGCGGGCCGGCCAGCCCCCGCTCGTGCGCCGCGTCCTGGAGCTGCGGCAGCAGGGCTCCCTGACCAGCGTGGCCAAGTACGAGAAGATGCTGCAGGTGCAGGTGGGCGGCCGCGTGCGCAACACGCTGGTCTACCACGGCGCCTCGACGGGCCGGTTCGCCTCGCGGGGCGGCCTCAACCTGCAGAACCTGCCGAGGCCCCACTACCGAGACGACCAGCAGGAGGCCCTAGATGAGGCCATAGGGCGGGTCCTGGTCGAGGGGAGGGGCGGAACCATGGAGGAGCTCTCCAGCCTCGTCAGGAGCGCTATTAGGGCCCCCGACGGCTATGTATTCGTGGACGCCGACTTCTCGAGTATTGAGAACAGGGTGGCGTCATGGATAGCCGGTCAAAATGATAAGCTCGAGCTGTTCCGGCAGGGCCTGGACGAGTACAAGACGTTCGCATCTAAGAGCCTCTACGATGTGCCCTACGACGAGGTGACCAAGGAGATGAGGCAGGTGGCCAAGTCGGCCGTCCTCGGCTGCATGTTTGGGCAGGGAGCCAAGGGCCTGGTCAGGTACGCCAAGGGGATGGGGGTTGAGATGGACGAGGAGCGGAGCAAGGAGGTCGTCGAGGCCTACCGGTCCGACTACCACATGGTGAGGAGCTGCTGGTACGGATTTGAGAGCGCCGCGCTGGACAGCGTCCGCACACTGGGCGGCGCGTTCCAGTTCAGGGGCACGACCTTCAAGTGCCAGAACCGCGCGATGTGGGTGAGGCTTCCCAGCGGACGGCTAATATGTTGGCAGGACCCAGCGGTCGAACCTAAGAAGACACCGTGGGGCGCCGAGCGCGATACGGTCACCGTTCGGGGGCAGGACACCTTCACCCGCAAGTGGGAGCGCTACGACCTCATAGGGTCCAGCATGTTCCAGAGCGTGGTTCAGGCGACTGCCAGAGATTTTCTCGCCGACGTGATGGTGCGGCTTGACGACGAAGGATACGACGTAATCAACACGGTCCATGACGAGGTCCTTTTGCTGGTGCCAGAAAAAGACGGAGACTCCGCCTTAGGACGCGTGGTCGAAATAATGACCACGCCGCCTAAGTGGGCTGAGGGGTTCCCGCTCGCCGCGGAGGGTTGGTTCGGCGACCGCTACCGCAAGTAGCTCAGCAGTTCCACTTGCGCAGTGACTTGTTGATTCGGCTGTCCGGGTCCTTCGCCGTCTCGGACGAGGTCAGCTTCTCCTTCATGCCCTTCATCCTGGCGCAGAACGAGTCGCGGCGCGCGCCGCCCTCTGGCTGCGGCCGCTTGAGGGTGCCGCCGGTCTCGGCGTGGTAGGAGGCCCTGCCCGCGGCGTTGAGGCCGCCCTCGGGGTTCTTCCCCTCCTTGCGCTGCCAGGCAGGCGTCTTGCCGCCGGCTGCTAGGTGCGCCAGTCCGCCAGACTTCTTGCCTGCTCGCTCCTTACCGAGGAGAATTAGGTCCCTGGCCTCCTCGGGGCTGATGCCGAGGCGGTCGGCCGCGTTTGCAATTTCAATGGCCTGCAGCTCAAGCTTAGGCGCGCCCACCTTGGTCTTCACCCCGGTTGCGTGGCCGAGGCCGCCCCACAGAATGGCCTGCGCCGGCACGGACTCGGTGCCCATCTCCTCTGCAATTTTCTGTCTCCACCACGGCGCGAGCTGCTGAATCTCAGGCGTCGACACGCTCTCCGCGGTGCTCTGGCCTGTGCGTACGTCGGCGAGACCAACGCCGCGGCTCCAGTGCGCGTCGCCCACGGGGATGTCTGTTTGGAAACCCAGCGCAGGCACGCTGCTGGCCTCAATGTATGGCGGGGCCTTCGGGCTGTCCATGCCGTGCTCGCCTGTTTGCAGGTACTTGCCCTGCGAGGCACTGGCGCGCTGGTGGCCAACCCTGCCAGGGACGGACATCAGGTCCTGGGGGTAGGACGCAATTCCTGTTTTCTCATCTGCGCGCATGCCGCCGTACTTGACCCAGTCGGGGAACCGGCCCTGCTCGGCCATCATGTGCGCCGCGGACGCACGGCGGAACTCGTTTGGAACGGGCATGTTGGGTGACTCAATGCCGCCGAATGTGTTCAGCTGCCTGTACAGCCGCGCGGCCTCCTCGGGCCCTGCAAGCTGGACCAGGCGGTCGTACATTGGGTCCATCGTGTACCAGCCGTGCATGCCTCGGTACATCGCGGGCGCACGCGTCTGAAGCTCCGACATAGTGTCGAGGATGCGCTGCTCGTTCTGCGGCGTCATGACGGCCTCGGCGGCGGCGCTCCCCTTTGGGTTTTTAGCTGCGCCGGGAATGACGCCGGGCATGTTGCCCTTCCGCCTAGACATCTCGTAGAGGTCGTCCCGCGTTACACCAAATAGCTGCTTGAGGAAAGGGCTCTCCTCCGCGGTTCGTTCGGCGGCCTTGGCCGCAATAATGTCTGGGCGCTCGTAGATGCCCGGGTACGACATCCGCAGCGGGTTGCTGACGGTCTGCTGCACGGCGGGGAGACTGTCAAGCACGCCCTTAACGCCGCGTCCTACCATCTCCGCGGCGGCCTTCCTGCCGCCGGCCATGTGCACCAGCCCGCCGACGGCGCGCTCCTGCGGCTCGTTCATGCGGTCCCTGGCGAAGTTAACCACGGGCGCGGCCAGGTTGACCAGGCCCCCAATAATTTTTGCTTTCGGCGACCTG